TGACCGTCTAGGCTTATATATATAAAAGACTTATTTGCGGTTAATGAAAAAACTGTACTCGATGTGTAAGTCTCCCCTACGGTAAGTGTTGTGTCTATATTCCCTCTTAAATAATGACCGCCTGTTGTCGCAGTTTCGCGCACTTGCACAGCTTTCCCTCCTTCTATAATAGAAGTACCTAAAACTAATGTGGTAATTCCTACACTCCCTCCAAAAGTTCTTTTACTATAATCGCTGCTCCACGCCCATAAATTAGTTCTTTCGCTTTCGCTTCTATACCCTTTATATCCTCCAGCAAAGCTAATTCTAGGTAAATTTATAGCCGCGCTACTGAATAGAGATGCGGATGTAAATTCTCTTGCAGTTGATGGCCTTGTTGTTGTAAAGTCGCTACCTATAATCGAATAGAGTGTACCCGCTTTTCGCGCACTTGGTATGTTCAGAAAGGATGCATTTTGCCAATCTGGAGGAAGCAAGGCTTCAATCTCAGCCTTTGATAGCAAAGCTGTTCCACCATCTGCTGCTACGCGGTCAAGGTATAACTGCACGATGCTAGGAGTTGCAGGATTTGCAATTCCCCTAGCCCCCAATGTATTTGTTAATCCTAAAAACATTATTTCTTCGTTGACGTTCTATACTTCTTGCTCCTCCCTTTCTTCATTCCATTCCTAGCCCTATTCTTAGATGGACTCTCTAGCGTAGTGCATCCTCCCTTTGTATGGCTTACATCCTTGCCTCCCTTTCCATAAATACCCCTATCCCTCCTTTCTTGCACTAACTCAGCCCTATATTTCCTTCTCTTAGGAGTGGAGTGGTATTTCTTGTCATACGCAGCCTTCTTCTTCCTAGCTTCAGGGTTGCTTGCGTAATACTTCGCTGTCCTACTCTTTGCCATTAGCTATCCTCTCTCATAAAGTCAAACGTCTCCACATCTTCCTTTCCACTTCTCACCTTGCTACTCTCCACCTGAGCATCACCCCTCACCTGAGCAGCTCCAATGTCTCCTTGCTTCTTAGTTATCTCTAGCTGAGTTTTTAGTTCGTATTCCAACTGCAATTTCTTACTCTCTACATTCTCAAACAACCAAGCCTCCTTCTCCATCTCCATCTTAGCAATCATTTGTGCGCTTTGAACTTTTGCTTGTTCAGATGCTTGTGCAGATTGAATCTGAGCCTGAGCGTTGTAATCAGACAACTCCTTAGCCCTAGCACTCTCTTCTTGTTGATATTTCTTCCTGCGTATCTTTAATAGCTGTATGGCATACTTAGGGTTTGGAATAGAAAGCAACTCATACCTATCCTCTATCCTTAATTCCTTATTGGCAACAGCATTTGAAACGTCTTGCTCCAATATAAGCCTCTCCCTATCCGATGTACCCACCGTTATGTCTATCCCAAATCTATGTGAAGGCAAATCTCCCATGCTATCAACAATAGCCATGTTAGCCCTTCCAACAGCCTCTACATATTGACTGTATATCAAAGCATCTTTAGGGATGTCCTGAATACGCATAATGGTTTCCTCAGCCGTTCTCCTAGTGATGTTGCGTATAGCGTGGTTAATGTCTCCCGTTGCATTGTTAGAGCCTTGTATCGCTATCTTTGTAACACCTACCAATTGGTCTCTACCCATCTGACCATCGCGCTCAGGAACAATACCCGAAACCTCACGAATCATGCTTATGTAGAAATTAATCTGCTCTATAAATGAACGTATGTTGTTTAACGTAGAAGGAAGGGGAGTGATGGGAACGCTATTTCTTAGCCCGTCTTCCGTTTCCTGCCTATAATACAACCTACCCGTAGCAACATATACATCTGCAATATCTAATGGAGTTGCCTTATCCACTCCGTTTAGAATCACATCATCTAAAGCAGAAAGGTTTACAGCATATCCATCGGGAGCAGCATTTACAATAGCTTGCTGCATCTTTAAATGCGCTAGTTGTGCTTGGTCTGCATAAGGAATAATTTTCTCTACAATAGAGGAATATATATTCTTATAAAGCTCAGGAGCATACATCTTATAGCTAAAAGAAGCCTTTCTAGGGTTGTCGGGGTCTCTAGGAATGTTCTCCTTTTGCCTCCATCCGTAGATGTAATCTGTATTTAATATGAAAAAACCCGTGTAAATATTCTCATAAGAATACTCGTGAGTCTCTTTGTTATACTTACTTTTCTTAGGTTCTTTGTAATCACTGCCTACGTTTTTAAATACGAAGTTACCTCTCTTACTATCTCTCTTCTCATACTTCTCGCAATCAGATACCAAATACTCAAATTCTAGCACGGGAATGTTGTAATCATCATACCCATACACCCTATACCCACCTACATCCTTAAAGTTTACATCTAGCGATGCGGGGTTTCCATATTTAGAAATATTATTTTTTGCTATCTGCTCGTATTGCTTTTCTGTTATGGTAGAGCCAAAAGCATTAGCCTCGCGTTTTAATTCTGAGATGGTCTTGAACAACACCTCTCCCATGTAATTGCAATTGCTAAAGTCCTTCTTTCTAGCGTAGGAGTGAATGTAAAACTCAGGGTCTACATAACGCTGCCCCACCCCAAAGTGAGGGTCTGTAAATGTTTTGCTACCACCTATGCCGCATACGATAATATCGTGCAGCACCTCTTTTGTTATCTCTTGCTTAAAGTCAGATACATTAAAGGAATGATGAATAACAATCTCAGCAGCCATTTCAATAGCTTGCCTAAAGGTTACATTCATATATACGTCCACCTCTTCGATGGAGTCTGGCACTTGCTCCCCTTGAAGCATATCTATCCCAAACTCTTCCTTCACCTTATTTAAGAAGTCCCTTTGGCTTATTTTGGCTACAAGTTCATTCTTAACTTTTTCTCGTTCAGATAGAGAAACGGGGTCTACTGCCCTCACCTCTATATCAAACTTATTATCGTATATGGAGTATAGAATGGTTTTGACAAACTTTGGAACGAGGGCAATGTTGCTCCAATCCAAATTAAACATAGCGGTGTTACCCGTTGGGTTTATTAGCTGCTTGTTTTTGTCTATATTTGAATTTCCATTGGCGTAGGAGCGAAGTTCTTGTATTCGAGATTGCTTCTCATCAAAGTTATTGTTATCGCCTGAGAACCATTGCGACTGAATAGCTTTCGCCACCACAAGTCCATATTCATCTGTTGTTTTAACAGACATAGGGGCTAGTGGTGATGGGAATGTACCTACTTTACTTATTTCATTAGGCATAGAGCGTGTAATGTTGTGCAAAGTTAATAAATTGTTATGTGCTTGCATTTTGAGGGAGGAGCGTTGTATATTTGTTGGAAAGAAATAGAGATGGAACTTACAGACATAGAATTATATGCAAGAGAAGCCAATCATAAAGCCTCAGTTTAAAAGCATAGAGGAACTTAGAGCGTTCATCCTAATGACTGAGGAGGTAAAAATATACAGCACCCAATCTTTTAACAAAGAGGCAATACAAAAGCCTTTGAAAGAAACGGTGAGCCAATTATCTTTTTTTAACAAATAAATTTAAATGAAAGAAGAAAGACTAAGTACACTCTACACAAAGCCACACATACTAAAAAGCATAGTGGCTAAAGAAATTCTCTGCGAAGGAGGTATGCCTCTTAAAAGAGAAGTGGTAAACATCATGCACGAGATAATATACCACCTATCAATAGGTAGGGATGTATTCACAATAGAAATGCCGTCTATTGAGGCTAGGAGGCTTATACGCTTATCAGGGCTTTTCCACGAACAAGATGGTCTTAGCTACGAAACCTTAAAACTAAAACTTAAATAATGGAAAAGAGAGTGTTTGAATCAGGTGCATCAAGAAACTCAGATGAGGATAAACTAGACTATGAAGGCTTTTTAAATCCTGCTGTAATGAAAATATACGCTGAGTATATGCACTCGCATAGAATGATGGAGGATGGGTCTATGAGGGAGTCTGATAATTGGCAAAAAGGAATACCCGTAGACCAATACATGAAATCCCTTTACAGACATTTTCAAGACTTGCACTTAAACCATAGGGGGTATGAGTCTGAACAGAGCAGTACGGATAGCTTGTGCGCTATTATATTTAACGCTATGGGCTTATTGTTGGAAACGGAGGTAAAAGGAAGCCTATGAAAATGGTTGAAGGGTTAGTGTCGTTTGTGCTAATTTATATATGTGTTGCGATTTTTTTAATATTTAAAAACCCAATAGCTATTTACGCTGCTTCGTTTTGTATTGGATATTTTGCAAGGTGGATGTGGGTAGATTCTGGGAATGATGAAGACGGTTTAACATAACAAATAAACACAATACGATGACAGAAGAAAGATTTTTTGAATTAGTGTACGCTTGGAGGAACGGAGACCTTGCAGGATATAAACTGTACCAAAGAGTATTGATTTTAATCTGAACATTGCAGCGGTTGTGAGGAATCAACAGGCGAAACAAAACTTTTGTGCTGCAATCATTGTGGTGGAAGAGTGGAAAGTTTTTAGTTACATTGCTATAACCACCAAGCTAGAAAACGTTTCAATGTTTGCTAGCGGCTGTTATGGCACGTTTTAATGTGCTATCTTTTTCAATTAATAATTTGTATATTTGATTCCTAATGAAAGGCACAATGCACTTAAACATCATACATAATATGTTTAGAGGGGAAGAGATGGGCGTTGAGCTTTGGTACTCAGATGATTTCTCAGAGCCTATCCTAATACTCCCTGAATCAAACATTGACATACAAGAGCTTAAAATAAGACTCGCACTAGAAAATAGTAACCTAGAAATTAACGAAATAGAAATAGAGAAATGCGGTTTGAAGTAGAACATACACCCCACATTGTCAATGGAGCAAAAATTACCCATTCAATAATTCATGGAGATAGCTTCTCCCATGTGGCAGATATATGCGATGGCATATACGGAAAGGGGAATTATAACAAGCAAAGCATAGGAAGGATAGAGTGCATGATACATTGCGATGACAACCTAGAAAACAAATATGTTATCAACGAGGCTTGTCTCCTATGTCAAGGATGTGATTGCGATGTTGTATGCAAAGATTACAATTCGTACTATAAATCCGATTCTGAGTAATACGTTTTGTCTAGGAAGCATAAGGACATTAGGGATGAAATGGATTCCCTTAGAATACTACGCTACCATAGGCTAGAAAGTTTATGCACGCCAATCCCTATACATTACAACGGGCAGTACGTAGCCAACTACTTCCCAGATGGATATTACGTCATAGACTTTTTCTTTAACACAAAATCATTAGAAGGAAAGAATGTAGGCTCTATCATATCCCCTCTGTACGGGATGTGTACCAATCTGTTTATAATTAACGGAATAGATGCTTACGATTCTATATTTCGATACATGGAGCTTCTATGTGAACTATTTATAGATAGGGAAGATGGGCTTATGTTTTCAAGGATGACCCTTAGCGATATTGTCAACAACTCCCTGCAAAAAGTGGAGAGTGGTGAAATAACTGCTGATGATGTAAAGAGGCTCAGAAAGTGGGAGTGGAAGGGTAGCTTTGCTTTTCTAACAAAAAATGAGAAGTCCTCCATAATGATGTCTAGGACGAATAGAAAGACATCTGAAGACTCAGTAGTAAAGATAGAGATGGCTGTAAATGAGATGATAGAAGAGCCTATATTTATTACAATAAAGGAACTAGCCGAGCGTTGCAACTTATCTGAGGATAGCGTTTATAGATACATAGATGACCATTCAGAGGTGATAGACTCGCACAACCTATCTTTATTCTCCACCATAAACTTTAATGAATACGTTAGAGAGGTGAATACATTAGCTGTTATAGAGGTGCTGAAGATGGCTATTGAATACAACAAAAAGATTCAGAAAACTACATTGGCTGACACCTGCAATATATCTAGGGCTACGCTATATAGAATATGGGGAGACCCAAGAATAAAGAAAATTGTAAATGAATATAATGAATTACCTTTGCATAAATTAAATTCAAATAAAAATGGCAAGACCAAGAAAAGCAGCGTCATCGTCTGCAATTAGCAATGTTAAGGAATCTCCTGAATACAACATTAACGATGAAGGATTATGGTTTGTACTGAAAGGTAATAGAACCAATCCATTTGAAAGAATACCCTCTGAAGGTATCGCTCTAAACCCCAAAACAGGAAAGAAAGAAAAGATTAGATTCGTAGAGGGAGTACCTACTATATGGAAGTCTAGTCAACCTAGCGAAGTGGTTAAGACTACAATAGCCCTTGAAAATGGGAGGTTGTATGTGGAGAAGGGAGATGAAGCTAAGTTTGAATACCTCACTACATTGGATTTATTCAATAAGGTGTATGAGATTGAAGACTTGGATAGAGAGGCTAGAGAGCGAAACCTAGCAAGCAGATTAAACCGCAAGGCTCTTGCTTTGTTGGATGAAAAGCTAGAGACTGAATCGGGAATTAAAGAGCTAGAGATAAGCGCGAGGTTCTTAAACCTATGGTCTGCCGAAATGAGCTTGGATATGCTTGAAAGTTCATTAACAACATTTATTCAAGGGAATGACAAGTCTATTAAGCCAAGCCCACAAGCGTTCATTGATAGCTTCGATAACGAATTGGTACAAACAAAAGCATTGGTTCTTAGAGCTATTGAAGTGGGAATCTTAGATTTCAGTCAACCAAACGCTGCAAAGTATCATGGTGAAAACGGAGTGATATGCAACATAGGTGCTGGTGAAGACCCCGTAGATGCTTTGGTTTCTTTTGCTCTAAGCTCTAAGGGAGCAGGGGTTATTGAAAGGCTACGCATTAGAGTGGAAGAGGTTGCGTAACAAAAAAACACATAACTAACAACATAGCGGCATACATAATTGTGTGCCGCTTTTTTATTTAACAACATGGAAACATTAATTATAAACAAGGTTCTGCATAGGCTTCCTCAAAATAGATGGAAAGACTTCATGCGTGTATGCAATACATACGGAATGGATAAGTCCGAGAAAAGACTTGCTCACTTCCTATCTCAAATAGAACACGAGACAAACACTTTTAAGTTCTTTGAAGAAAACCTAAGCTATTCAGCAAAGAGATTAAGGGAGGTGTTCCCTAGATATTTTAAGACAGACGAGATAGCCAAGAAATACGAAAGAAAGAAAGAAGCTATTGGCAATCGTGTGTACGCGAATAGAATGGGAAATGGAAGCGAGTCTAGTGGTGATGGATTCAGATTCAGAGGTAGAGGGGCTATACAACTTACTGGAAAGAATAATTACACTGCTTTCTTTAAGAGTATATCGCAGTCATTAAATCCAGACCTCGTTTCGGATACATATGCTTTTGATGCTGCCGCTTGGTTTTGGAATGTAAATAAGATAAACGAAAAGATAGACAACGGAGCAGACGTCAATGCTGTAACAAGAATGGTCAATGGAGGACTAAACGGAATAGCAGATAGACAAAAGAAATACAACGATATAATGAATCTGCTAAAATAGAGTCATTACTTTCTAATTGTCTTTGAATACGCTCCTGATATATCGTATGTCCTTATTGCCACAGCAGGTTTAGCATCTGATTGTTTCACTTTTACAGCATCTTGCTGTATAGCTAGTAGACCCAATCCAAAGCTAATGGCATCGTCATACTTCTCAGCATTGTGTATGTCGTAGTTGGCTAGGTCGGTTAATGTATCATTAAAATACATACTACCCATGCTTCCATCTTCCATCTCACCAATATGTTCGTTAATGTACGTCTGAATACCCAATAGATGCGATGTACGGATGTCTGTTCCCGACATTGGCACTCCGTATTCATTTGCGTTCTTAGCCCCTTTAGGCGTGAGCCTTGGCGGTCTTCGCATTAGATAGCCCTCGTATCCCAAGCTAACCCAATGGTCAATCATTCTATTTACGTTGGTTTCTATCAATGCTTGAATACCAAAGTATATGTGAGCCATTAATATCTGCTCAGAGGCTATGTATAGTGTTTCGGGTCTTCCGTTGTATCGAGCAAAGCAGACATTAGACGGATATTCCATATTGAATCTAGTGAACATATGACACGAAGCATTAGAACCTCTACCATCGTATGTTACGTCTACACGGTAGGGGTCAATCCCTGAAGCACCAAGCCATGTGTTTGCAGGATACGCCCTTCCATTCTTAATAACGCTTTTATTGGAATGTTCATCCTTCAAGAATAAGCTAACAGCCCAATTCCCTTTAGCGTCATCCTTCCATTTTACATTTGAATTAAACCTATCTCCCTCCCAATAGAAAAGCCCTCTTCTATACAAAGGCTCTTGATTGAGTTCCACTTGGTTGTTATATTCTATCTGCTGCCATATCCTTTCTGCATTCAAGGAGTTGTTAGAGAGGTCTCTGAACATATCCTCTTCGATGATGGGAAACAGCCTCTTGTATTCATTCACCTTTACGGGGTCATTCTTTATAGCCGCTAATTCATTTCTGAAATACTCAGCACTCCCCTGCTTCACCATAATACCATCAATACCCATGATAGGCTCTTTGGGATTTTCTATGATGGGTCTTCCGTATATATCTATAAACTGAGTCTTTAAAGAGGAAACAAAGAAGCTATACATACCCGATTGTGTACGCTTGTTTGCAGACCTTTTCTTCACCTTAGATTCGTAATAGGCTTCCTTGAAGTCTTTCCCTCCTTTCTGCATTTCCTCAACGGTACTACCCACCCACATCTTACCTTTGATATGGTATCTATCCATTAGTGTAGGCTTATGCACCTCAATGAATTTCTTTAGGTTTGCTGGCTTCTCTAGCTTACCACCCTCATCAACAATAATATCCGCTAGCTTACTACCGTCATAGGCATTGTTCTTTGTAGCCTTATAACTCATTGTAGTGTTAAGGGCATCCGTCCTCCCTAGCTTCTTGCGTATATTTGTCTTTCTCTTTGTAGGCTCTATAAATCGAATGTAGTTTGATGTGAGCGTTGTTCCCGTATCGTTAATCGGAACAAAGAAGAACGGCCATCCCTTTAACACTTTAAATATCTTAGTCTCGAAGATAACAGTTTTAGCATCCTCCTCATTCTTGGATACAGCCCCCGATAGCTTATCCTTTAGCCTAGACATCTTGTTTAGCTGTTTAGAAGCCACCATAGAAGTCCATCCGAAACGTCTATTCTTACCCACTATCTGCCCGAAGCAGTTTGTATCCACCTCACAAGCAGCAGCGTGAATATGCCACTCCCATTGAAACTCAAAGAAATATGGATAGCCACTGTTGGAGTCAAAGCCAAAGTTAGCCCATTGCAAATACATATACATATCTCCCGTAAGATATACAGGCTTGCCATAATTCATAAACCAAAGCCCATTCTTACGCCTTTTCACCTCTCTTTTTATGTAGGGCATATATTCGGCTTGGATATGCTCGGGAAGCTCCGAGAAATCATCCCAATTCTCCAATTCCATTATAATAGACGGAGGGTCTTCCCTCACCCACCTTTGCTCATGCTTGGGCTTCTCGCTAAATAGAATATACTTAGGGTCTGAGGGTGCTTTAGGTAACTGTATCCTTAACTCATCAATAACGATTATCTCACCCTCTGTATCGAAAGGGCATATATTCACCAATAATGTTTTCTCGTCAACAAACATTATGAATTGAGTTCTTCCGTTCTACTTGCCCACTCTTTCTTTTCACCCGTAAAAGACTCCCTATCTATCTTGCTTTGCAATGAAGCTATCTTAGCTACTAGGTAGTCTAATGCCTCTATCCCGTCCTTTATAGCGGTTATCTCATTTCTTCTATCTGAACCCGTAGCCTCTTCATCTATACCCCTCTCTACATCTTTGTATATCCTATCGTATGAATCTTGACAAAGTTGTATAATACGGTCTGTACGCTCTTTAGGGTCAAATGACCCTTTCTTCTTTGCCATTGTGTTCTAAGATTGCTAATATGTTGTCTAGCTTAGTCCTGTACAATATCTGCCCATCTATCTCCATTTCATACTCGCTATTCTTAGCAAATACAATAGTGTCTCCAATGTTAGCACCCACTTCTAACGGAAGCCTATCATTGGCATATACTATCTCAGCAGAATATATCTTTGGCTCATTTAGCTGAGGGATAAATATGCTGCCTATCTTTTCTTTTACAACGGGCTTTATAGGCTTTATAAATACGAAATGATTGGTGGTGAATCTCTTTCCATTACGCTCTATCAGATAGATTAAACAATCAAAGGTGTCTGCTCTATCGTATTGAACCTTAAAGATGCTATTCTTCCAATCTATAACCCTATTCTTTCCCCTTATGATGGAGTCGTGATACCAAACCCTATCCCCCTCCATAAATACATCGGATAGGTGGGGAGGTACGGAGGTTACAATGCCATCTACGGCTCTGTTTTTAAACTTGTCGTAGGAAGGGTCGAAGTATAGAGCCATCCCGTTAGAAAGGATTATTTCATCCTTGTATTTCTTGGGTATGCGAACAAAGATATTGTTGCCCAGTGATTTCATAAGAATGGAATTAATCGTTAATATCGTATTCGATGGTAACAGATTCGTTTCCTTTCAGATGTTCTTTCCATAGGTGGTGTACGGTGTGTCCATCCTCGTCTTGATGGCTCACCCATATCTCCCATAACTTTTCTTGCTTGGAATTTTCTTTTTGGACAATGTTAGAGATGACACGCTTTATGCCGTCTATTGATTGAGTGTTCCCTAGCAGCCAATAGAATCCGTCCTTTATAGAGCCTACGTTTAGCTTTCGTATTAACCTTGACATGATTGTTAAATTTAAAATTAACACAAAGGTAACACATAAATTTGTTTTGCTTGTTTAG